GGCCGACTTGCAGCAGCAGTTTCTCAGTGTCTACGAAGCCTGTCTGGACGATTCACGCACTTGACTTTCTGCAGAAAGTCTTCCAGTCTGGATCGAGCCACTTGACGGTGGCATCCCTCTTGACGGAGGGTTCAGTAATCGCCCTTGGCAGGCCATCTGCTCGTCATTACTGCGGGTCCGTCAACCGGTTTAAGCCGGAGATGGCCTACCAAGGGTGCCAAAAACTAGAGGAATGCGCCATGGACGCACCCAAACTGACAGTTGAAAGACTGCGAGAGCTGCTGCATTACGACCCCGAAACTGGGGTTTTCACGTGGAAAGTGACGCTGAGCAGGCGTGCTGTGGCCGGAAAAACCGCAGGAGCGTTTGCATCATTGAAGGGTTACACCCCTATCAGCGTCCTGAACGTCAAGTATTTGGCGCACAGGTTGGCTTGGTTCTATGTTTACGGGGTATGGCCTTCAGAGGACGTGGACCACATCAACAGGGTTCGCAGTGACAACCGGATCACCAACTTGAGGCTCGCCAGTCGCACGGAAAACAGCCAGAACGCCGGGCTGAAGCGCAACAACACGTCGGGCTACAAAGGGGTTTCGCTCCACAAGACGACGCGAAGGTGGAGAGCGCACCTGATGGTGGGTCGCAAGCAGATCCACCTAGGCCTGTTTGATTGCATACACGAGGCTGTGGCTGCCCGGAAGGCTGCTGAGGCCATTTATCACCCCTACGCACCCAAGGAGGTGATCTGTGCTTGATTCACTCTCAATCCAACACCTTCAGCGCATCCGTACGGCCACGACGAACCGGGTAGGGCGCAAGGACATCGCCCGCTGGATCGAGCAAAACACGTTCATCAACGGCAGACCGTTCAGCTTCAAGGGCCATGAGTACCAAGAACGCATCCTCCAGGAGGACTCCGTTGAGATCGTGGTGAAAAAGTCCGCGCAGACGGGTATCTCCGAGATGTCCATGCGCCTGACGGCGGCCTGTATGGCGGTGATGCCGGCGCCATTTGCCGTGGGGTACACCCTACCGACGGCTACCTTCGCGTCGACGTATGCGGCCTCCCGATTCGACCCTATCGTGCAGACCAGCCCTGCCTTGAAGGGCATGATGTCCAGCTCTGACCTGGACAACGCGCTCACGAAGACATTTGGGCCGGGAAAGGCGGTCTACTTCAAGGGCGCTGCGGTCGGAAACGCGGCCATCTCCACGACACTGGACTTCCTGATCAATGATGAGGTGAGCTTTTCTGATCAAGAGATCTTGGGCGATTACCACTCACGATTGTTGCACTCGCAGTACAAGTGGAAGTTGAAGCTGAGCACGCCCACGTTCATGGGCGACCCCATCGACAACGAGTTCCAGAACAGCCGCAGGCACTTCAACCACGTGCGTTGTTGCCACTGCTACCACTCGTTCATACCCGACTACTTCACCCACGTTGTGATCCCCGGATACAAGGGGGCTTTGGAGGAGATCACCAAGGACAGACTCCACAAAGTCAGGTATGCAGAGGCGATGGTCATCTGCCCGAAGTGCGGGCGAGAGCCTGATTTGAGCCCGGCGCACCGCCACTGGGAGTGTGAAAACCCCTCAGAAAACCATCGGGCAGTGGGTTTTCAGGTCAGTCCGTTCGACGCCCCGACCATTGTGACTCCGGCGAGCTTGGTCATTGCGTCGACCAGCTATGCCTCATTGTCAAAGTTCAAGCAGTTCTCGCTTGGGCAGTGTGCGCAGGATGCGGATGCGGGACTCACCGAGGAAGACCTAGAGAACGCAGGGGTTCAGATCGCTCAGAGCCCCTTTACGCAGCATTTCATCGGCATGGATGTGGGCATCACGAACCACATCATGGTCGGTGGCCTCGACTATGAGGGGCGACTCGGCGTTGTGCACATGGAGCGGGTCCACCTGAGCAAGGTCAGGGAGCGGTTGGCGGCCCTGACGGCCGAGTATCGGGCCACGCTGCATGTTGTCGACATGCAGCCTATGGTGGATCTTGTCATGGGCCTGACTGAGGAGTACCCAAACCTTTATGCCGGCATGTTTGTGACCCGACAAGGTCTTGAGCTGTTTGAGGTGAAGGTCAAGGAGCAGGACGAGGATCGCGCACAGCTGAAAGTCAAACAAGTGAACCTGAACCGGAACGCTCTGCTGGACAAGTTGCTGGCCGAGATGCGGGCTGGACGGATCTGGATACGCAAGACCGACGAGTGGGAACTTGTGAAGGCGCACCTACAAGACCAGAAAAGAGCCACTGCAACGCTTCGGGACGGTGAGTTCAAGTCAATCTGGCAGAAGAGTGCCAAAGGCAACGACCACTATACGTTCTCCCTGCTTTACCTCTATGTTGCCGCCCAGATGCGTGGACTGGCGTCCTTCAACCTGCCTTCGGTGCCGGGCGTCATGAAATTCAAGTTGAAAACAAGCGTGTAGGGGGATTGACTTTCGCCCATGACCCTTCCAGTCTGGATCGGAAATGGGCATCCTCAACACCGTCTTCGGCTATTTTCTGCCTGAAAAACAGGCAGCAACGCAGCTTCCCAACTTTGAACCGCCCAAGGTCAAGTCGGGAAGCAGTGCTTTGCCGTCCAGCGTCAAGCGTTCCAGCACACGCGGGACGACCAAGCTCCAAGAGACGGATCGACGGGTAGCCACAACGGACCTGCTGTCGTTGCGCAGCGGTACGTCCACCAAAAAGGTCGTTCATGACCTGGCGACGGTCACTCCGGACTTGTCGGCCTCGGTCAGTGCGTACGTCCGGATGGTTGTGACACCCAAATTCACGGCGATTGCCCGCAATCAGGATGGCACGGCCAACCCTGAGGCGACTGTGGCGCTGCAGCAGGTGTTGAACCGGTTCAACCGACTACATGACTATACCCAAGGCTATAGCGAGATAAGGGACATATACGGGGTGGCTGAGGCCCTAACAATTGAGCTGAGGCTTTACGGCTCCTGCTCGATGGAGTTGGTGCTGGATAAGGCGCGTCTGCCCTACAAGTTGCAGCCGATTTCGACCACGCAGATTGGTTGGAAGGACGACGGGAAGCAGGTTTTCCCCTTCCAGAAGCCCGCCAGCGGCGATGACATCGATCTGGACATTCCGACGTTCTTCTGGGAGTCGATCGACCCTGATCTGCTTGAACCATTCTCTGCCAGCCCCATGGAAGCGGCTGTTCAGGCGACCTTGGCCGACCAAGAATTCACGAACGACATTCGGCGCGTGATCAAGCGGGCTCTGCACCCGCGGATGACGGGCTCGATTGACTTTGAGCAGTTCCGCAAGAGCCTGCCTCCGGACGTTTCGGCGGACCCGAAGGCGTTTCAGGAGTACCAGAACCAATTCCTGACGGCCATTCAGGAGCAGGTGAACGGGCTGGAGCCCGACGACGTGCTGGTGTTCTTCAACACACTGCAGTTCGAGTACCTGTCTCGCGGCAACGAGTCGCTGGAGCGGGAGTACAGCACGCTGCAGAACATCCTGAACTCCAAGATGGCGGCCGGCGCGAAGGTGCCCGGGGCGGTTTTGGGTCATGGGGCGGGCAGCCAGAACATCGCATCCACCGAGTCTTCCTTATTCGTTAAGTACGCCACCGGCACTCAGCTACACGTCAACAGCATCCTTTCACGTGCGCTGACGATGGCGGTTCGCCTGTTGGGTCACGATGTCTATGTTGATTTTATGTTTGCGCAGCCCGACTTGCGCCCCGATTCCGAGCTGGCTGCCTTTAGGGCGATGGACCAATCCAGGGTGTTGGAGCTCCTGTCTTTGGGTCTGATCAGCGACGAAGAGGCGGCTATTCAACTGACCGGCGCCTTACCCCCCAAAGGAGCGGAGAAGCTGTCAGGTACGAGGTTCAAAGGTGGCGCAGCTCCGGTAACTGAGAACCCATACTCAACTACGTCAACTATGGGTTCTCAGCAGTCTGCGAAAGACAAGGCCAATCAGCCCGACACACCAACGCAGTCGAAAGGACCTGTTAAATGACGGCCCACGACTCTCCGCGCAGTATCTGGTATACGGTGTCCTTGGCGACTGAGTACTTAGCTGCCAGGTCTCTTGCAGGTACTCCAGCAGCCCGCTCAGAGCGAATTGATGCAACTTGTTCGGGGGTTAGCTTTCTACGCCTACTTTCGTGCTTCCACGGGTTGTTTGCTGTCTTTCTGGCGTCTAAGCGTGGGGCACCGATCAGCCATTGCTTACCAAGTGATATCTCCCCCACAGTAGGCACACCGCAGCCAAATCGCGCTGCGATATCTTCTCGACTCTCGACACCAGCTTCTAGGGCCGCCCGAATCGCAAGGGCTGTTTCCGGGGTCAGTTTTATGTTGCTGGCCTTCTTCCCGTTCATAGCCTTCATTCGTCCAGCGTTGACAGAGTGCCGCACATTTTCAGTGTGCAAGACCCACTCCAAGTTTGTGGCTCGATTGTCTGTCCGGTCGAAGTTCTTGTGGTTTACCTCGTGGTCTTTTGAAGGTCTAGGCCCAATGAAGGCCTCACAAACAACTGAGTGCACCTGTTTAGGGCCTTTTGGCTTCAGGTTTACCAACCTGTACCCATCCCGATTTACGGTTCCTCTCAGCAGCCTGCCCACATACGTGCAGACCCTGTTTGCTTTGTTCCGGTACGTGATGGTCAGGCTTTTAACCCTGCCCAAGTTACTGACCTCGTATCGGCCTTCATACCCGACTACGGGCTTCCAAATCTCTTGTTCCATTTCCAACTCTTTTCGGCGGCTTTTGGGGTTTACGAACACGAAGGTCACTGACGCTTCAAGAACTCCTGTATCGCTTGACGAACAAGCTCTGAGACGGACACATCTCTTTGGTCTGCCAGCTTTTTCAGCTGCTCCAGGAGAGGCTCTGGTAGGAAGTAGTTAACTCTTTTCATGCCCACATCATACACACAAAAGGCATACACATGTTGCACGAGCTAGGGAAGTTCTGGGCCGGTAGTGAGGACCTGCTTTTGCAGTACGTCACGCAGGCCGCCATCCAGTTGAAGCACGGCTACCAGCCGCCGAGCCGCCCTCAGGACGACGAGCGATCGCGTTTACTGGACGTGCAAGGGTCTATCGCTGTTGTTGGTGTGCGTGGGTCGCTTACCAACGGGTCAGCCGGATACGGCAACTACTCCACGACGTACTCAGAGATCCGAACAGCACTGATTCAGGCCGCGTCAGACCCATCGGTGAAGGCGGTCCTGTTGGACATCTCCTCTGGTGGCGGTGCTGTCAATGGGGTCAGCGACACCGCGCAGTTGATCCGTCAGGTTGACAAGATCAAACCCGTCTACGCCCACACGGACTCCAGCTGCTGCAGCGCGGCGTACTGGCTTGGGTCGTCTGCTCGAGCCATCTACGGGTCCGATACGGCCGAGGTCGGTTCCGTTGGCGTCATCACCGTCATGCAGAGCTACAAGCGCATGTACGAGGAGATGGGTATTGACACCGCCGTGATTCGCTCTGGCGAGTTCAAGGCCCAAGGGCATCCGCTCGACAAGCTGAACGAAAAATCCCAAGCAGCTGTTCAGGCTCAGCTCGACCAACTCTACGGCATGTTTGCCGGCTACGTCGCCGAGCGGCGAGGCATGAACATCGACACGTTCAACAAGACGGCCGGCGAGGGTCGCGTGTTCATCGGCGCTAAGGGCGTTGAGGCCGGCCTGCTGGATGGCGTGACGAGCTTCGACAAGCTGATCTCCCGCGTGGAATCCGACATCCAACCTGAGCCACGGAACGCGTTTACGCGCATGTCTGCGCCCCAAAACGCCGTTGCACAAGCCTCTGCAGAAATTTTTGCAGCAGGGGGGATTGCTTTTTCTCAAAACCCTCTCCAGTCTGGATCGAACGTCATTCAAGGTACCACCATGAAGAAAGCCCTCACTGAACAGCAATTGGCCGCACTGGCCGAAGGCGCCGGTGTAGCCGTAGAGGCTTCCATCGAGCAGCCTGAGCAAGCAGCCGCTCCCGCAGCGGAAGCTACTCAAGCCGAACCGGAAGCCGCACAGGCGCCCGAAGCCGCCGCTGTTGCTCCCGAAACATCCATCGTCCAAGTCCTGCAGGCGCAGTTGCAAGCCTCTCAGGACAAGGTCATCGAGCTGTCCGTCGAGATGAAGTCTGTGAAGGCTGAGCTCGAGGGCGCCAAGAACGCAAACGCAGGTCTGCGCTCCATTGCACAGGCCAGCGTTGACCGCATGAAAGTGGCTCTGGGCATGCCCGGTGGCGTGGCCGCAGCCAATGACGAAGCCTTGTTGGCCGAGCACGGCACTCTGCGCTCGACTTTCGAGGCCAAGTTCAAGTCTGGCGGTGTTGCAGCGGTTTCCGCTGCAGCGCCTCAGGAAGGGGCAGTCTCGCAGCCGGATCCGGCTCGTCAGGCCCGTATTCAAGCGACTCGCCTCAAGTAAGGAGTAACTCACCATGGCGAAATTCAAGTTCGGACCTCTGGTCGACTCGACCACCGTTGTCACAGCCCGTACGGCTGACGGCACCGGTGCTTCCAACCAACTCACCGACGCCGATGTTGGTAAGTTCCTGAAACTGGCCGGCGACAGCCAGTACGGCCTGTGCGCTGTCGGCAACGAGATCGAAGGTGTGCTGGTAGCCGCCAACTATCCCGCCGCCGTCGACGGCTACAACCTTGGCTCTGTGGCTACAAACGGTCGCGTTCGCGTGACTCTGGACGGTCTGCAGGCTACGCCCGGTACTGGCGTCATTGCCGTGGGTGACTTCGTTGTGGCCGGTACTCCGGTGGCACGCGGCACCTCTTTGGCCGGCGCATACCCCAAGGTCTGCAAGGCAACTGCCGCAGGCTCTGCAGTGATTCACAAGTGGCGCGTGGTGTCCTTGGACGGCACAACCGCAGTGGGTCAAACCGCCCTCATCGAAAAAGTCTAAGGAGCCACCGAAATGAGCCTCAACTACATCGACGCTAAGGGCAGCTTGACGCCCATCGACCTGTCGGTCACCATGTACAAGGACGCCTACGAAGCTGGCCAAAGCCTGCCTCAGTACCTGGCTACCAAGTACCCCACCAACGCCGACAAGCACGGCAGCACCTACGAGCAGCTCATGGAGCAGTGCGGTGTGTTCGTGCGTGGCAACAAGGAGTTCGGTATCCGCGCATCCACGATGCAGGAAGTCCTGAACCCCAAAGAAGCCAACGTGATCACACGCGAAGGCGTGCCCGCTTCCCGCATCCTGTTCCCGGCCACCATTCTGGGTGTGATCGAGAACAAGCTGGCTGTGGATCTGGACTCTGATGCCAACGCCTTCGACGGCGCCATCGCTCAGGACGACACCATCGCCACCGACAAGTTCGAGCGCCCTGTGCTGAACTTCTCTGGTGCTGAAGCTGGTCGTTCCGCTCCGGTCGCTCAGTTGGCCAAGCCACAGACCATGCTGTCGATCACCGCCAGCGACAAGTCGATGCGCATCCCAACATGGGGCATCGGTATGGAGATCTCCGAGCAAGCCTTGGCCTCCACTCCGATCGATCTGGTTGGTTTGGCAATGGCCCGTCAGGCTGCTGTGGAGCGCAACGAGCGTGCACACAACTTCATCCTGTCCCTGTTGAACGGTGATACCGACCTGTCCATGGTTGCCTTGAGCGCCATCGGCGGCAAGGTGGTGACAGCTGTGTCTCTGGACGGTACTGCGACCACCGGCATCAGCCACAAGGCTTGGATCAAGTGGCTGGGCACCAACAGCAAGAAGCGCAAGATCACTCACGTCTTCACCGACGTCGAGGGCATGCTGGCCATCGAGCTGCGTGCCGGTCGTCCGTCTTCGACAGACAACATCCAAGGCGTGACCCAGCGCACCAACACCACCTTCTCAGTGGCCAACCCCAAGTGGGAGACCAACGTGCAGGTGATCCTGGTGGACAACCCCGCTTGGCCTGCCGGTACCGTGATGGGTCTGGACGCCCGCTACGGTATCCACCGTGTATCCAGCCTGTCTGCCCAGTACAGCGCCGTGGAAGAGTTCGCTCTGCGCCGCGCCACTGCACTGCGCGTGGACTCCGGCGAGATGGTCTACCGTCTGTTCGACGAGGCCTTCGAAGTCCTCACCTACGCCTGATAGGTGCCCGTGATGAAGGCGGCTTCGGCCGCCTTCATTTTGTCAACTCCCGCCAATGAGAACCAATATGTCCGAAGTGACTGACACCCCAGAAACCAAAGAAGCCTCCAAGGCCCCGAAGGCCAAGAGCACCGTCAAGCGTGTGCGCTCTTTGGTCGGCCCCTTCACCATCCTGCACACCAACACCGTGATCGGTGCCGGTGAAGAGAAAAAGATCGACATCGATCCTTGGGTGCAGCGTCAGATTGACGCCCGCAAGCTCGAGATCGTGGTCGACTGAAGAACCCTTGGCGGGGTTTCGGCATGGCTTTGACACCTTACTGCACCAACGACGAAGTTCGTGCTGTCCTCGGTATCACGCAGAGTGAGATCAAGGATGAAGTGCTGGACTTGCCCATCTACGAGATGGGCTTGAAGCGAGAACTCAATCGGATCTCGCCGTCACTGCCTGCCGCTTTTTCCACCGTCAATGGGCTGTCCGCCCTGACCAGTGCGGAGCAGACCTTCAAGGAAGCTGTTCAGGTCTTCTCCGTCTACGCGGTGGCGCGACAGGCGGGAGCTCCACTTGGCCTTTCCGCGCCAAAGAGCCTCAATGACGACAAGTCCGGGTTCAGCCGATACGCAGATTCACCCTACCGTGACGTCCTCGAACGAGTCGACATGATGTTCCAACAGGCGCGGCAAGACCTTGTGGATGCTTTCGCCGCCTACGCTGGGGCGACTTCAGCGGCATTCTCCGGAATGCCTGCTGGACTCGCCTTGTCGAGCCGATCCTATGACCCTGTAACCGGAGCGTGACCATGGAGCTGGTCGACGTCGCCAGCTTCTTTGACAAGATCCCTGCGCGGGATCCAGTCTCTGGCGCTTTGCTGTTTCACTGCCAGATTCTGGCCTTCGACGAGAGCAAGCGGGACACCTACACGGCCTACCGCCGCATCCTTTCTGTCCACCCAGACACCGTGGTTCCGGTGGGCCGGGTCATCAGCGCCTACGGCACCAAGTGGATGATCGGTGAGGGACAGTCTGACGGCTGGGAGAATGAACACCGCCGCAAGCATGTGCTCCATAAAGTGACAGGTCAGGTGTCTGTGTACCGCCTATCAGGCTTCCTCGCTGGTACACCCGCTGCACAGGTGTGGGGTGATGTCCAGTGGGTTGCAGACAAGAAAGAGCTGGAGGTTTCTAGCCGGACCCCACAGAAGTTCGCCGCCATCCTGCCGTCCAGCACCACAGTCCAGCTGGGCGACGTGATCGTTCTGGGTGAAACAACCGTTTTGGTGGGTGCCCGCGCCACACACGCCTCCGGGTTCGTGCAGGCTGAGGGCATGGAGCAGTGGATGCCTGACGCGGTGTCCGTCACCCTGACCACCCGCACATACTCTCCGGCGGCCGGCGGCTACACCAGCCCGACGAACACGACCGTCAGTGCGTGGCGTGTGCGGTGGCAGGAGATGTTTGCGTACGACGACCAGCTCGACGAGCGTTACCAAGAGGGCGACTGCACCTGGGTGCTGCCAGCCTCTGCCACCGTGTCCACCGCCACAGAGATTGCCTACGGCGCGTTCAAGTACACCGTGTTGGCCATCCGCGAAGAGTTTGGCTGCAAACTGGTCCACGCGAGGCTGCGGTGAAGGTTGACCTGACCGGCTTTGACCGGGCCGCTGCCTTGGTGGTTCGCCGGGCCGAGGAAGTCCTCATTGCGGAATACCGAGCGATCCTCATGGAGATCTTCTGGGAGATCCTGACCCAGACGCCACAGTTCACCGGCCGGGCCGTAGCCCACTGGACCGTGGGAGTTGGAGCCCCTGAGTTCTTCCAAGACGATGGCTTGGGAGACTTCGTCAATGTACTGAACGGCCGCCACAAGAAGAACGGTCAGTTCTACAAGGCGGATATGGCACACCAGCGTGGAGATGACAAGTGGATCTACTACGCTTGGGAGCGGAACCAGCACAAGTTTGACCTGATCCATCGGCGCACACCGGTCTATTTCACCAACGCGGTCTCTGGCGACGCCGACGGCGATTGGGATGAAGACGAGGACTACAACTACCTCGACGCCCTCCAAGACTCTGGCTACTGGATGCAGAAGCTGAGGTCCGTGAACAAGCCC